ATGTCTAACCCTTCCGTCAGGAGGGGTGTCAATGTGATGGCGGCTCAGAAAAAACGAGTCGCCCAAAAAATAAAATCAATGAGGAAGGGAACCCAGAGCATCAGCAATGGAGTTAGGGGTTTCATCCTCTTTTTCATATCCCAAATCTTCTGGGCACGTAAGATCACGCCCAGAGTGAAAGGATTGTGGAAAAAACTAGACAAATTTCAGGCAATGAAGGTTTTGAAAGGGCTAAGGAACATCATCAATGGATTGATGAGATCGGTCGCTGGGAAAAAGAAACGCCGTGGAGGGAATACCGTGCCATTCTTAGTGATGATGATGGTAGCAACAACATGGGCCTTAACTCTCAGGAAGATTGACAACACTATTGTTCTGAATGTCACCCAAAATGACATAGGGAAAACATTTCCTGTAAGGGGCGGTAATTGTTCCATTAACATCAATGATGCTGGATACTGGTGTCACAATACAGTCGAATATGATTGTGTCACCATAGCTGGTACGGAAGAGCCTGACGACATTGATTGCTGGTGTGTTGGCATTGAAGGAGTGAGAGTGACTTACGGGAAATGTTCAAAGTCATCACCGCACGGGAGGAGATCTCGTAGAGCAGCAGTCATTCCCGCGCATGGTGGGCAGGGACTATCAACCCATAAAGAGACATGGCTATCCACTGTAGCAGGGGAAAGGCAAATCCAACGTATAGAAAGATGGATCATTCGCAATCCTCTTTATGCCGCTGCAATGGTGACTGTGGCGTATTTTCTGGGAAGTGACACCAAACAGAAAGTGCTGTTAGCTGTGTTAATGTTGGCAATTGGACCTGCTTACGGCTCTCACTGCATTGGAATTGAACGGCGTGACTTTGTTCATGGAGTTCAGGGAAGCACATGGGTAAATCTAGTGCTGGACCAGGGATCTTGCGTGACCATGGTGACTGAAAACAAGCCAAGTGTGGATGTGTGGCTCAAGGAAATCTCTTTGAGTCAACCCACCTTGGTTAGGAGATATAGCCACACAGCAAAGGTCCATAAAACAGAAATCAAAGCTGCTTGTCCCACAATGGGAGAGGCCAAACTTGATACTGAACACAATCCGTCGTATGAATGCAAGCGCACTTATTCGGATAGAGGTTGGGGAAACGGTTGTGGTCTGTTCGGAAAGGGTAGCATCATTGCATGCGCCGAGTTTTCCTCAACGGGCCATATGGATGTTTATGAAATTGACATGACCAAGATTGAGTACATCGTGAACTCGCAGATTCATGGAACTGTGCTCGTTGAGAACAATTCCCAGCATGCAGTAGAGTCAAAGTTCCAGCCAACAACAGGAGGAGCTGAAGTCACACATGCAGGGTATGGCACACTTGGCTTGGACTGTCATGTACAAACCATGATGGATCTGAACAACTTCTATCTGGCTGTCATGGGATCCGATGCATGGCTAGTGCACAAGCAATGGGTGGAAGATTTGACATTACCCTGGATGGCAGGTGAAACTGGACACTGGAAAGAAAAGAAATATCTAGTTGAATTTGGTGAACCACATGCCACGAAGATGGAAGCCCTTGTTTTAGGTTCCCAGGAGGGGGCTTTGAGGACTGCCCTTGCTGGAGCTATGGTCGTGGTGTACTCCCAAAATGACAAAAAATTCACTCTGAAGGGGGGTCATGTGAGTTGTAGAGCAAGATTGACTGACCTGACATTGAAAGGAACATCATATCCAATGTGCAAGGGCTCCCTCAAGTTCACAAAGACTCCAGTTGACACCGGACATGGAACAGCAGTGATGCATGTGCAAGTGACGAAAGGGGCACCATGCAGAATAGGAGTCCAAATGGCTGACAACTCAAATGGAGGAAAGTCGTTGGGAAGCATGATTACATCAAACCCAATAGTCTCCACTGATGGTGAGGAGACTCTGGTTGAAGTTTCTCCCCCATATGGAGAAAGTTACATCATAGTGGGATCAGGCGATGGCAAGTTGGTTTACCATTGGCACAAGACTGGAAGCACTATTGGGAGCCTGTTCTCAGAAACCATGAAAGGAGCTAAGAGATTGGCAATCCTAGGTGATGACGCATGGGACTTCTCCTCAACGGGAGGGGTCTTAGCCTCAGTTGGGAAAATGCTGCATACTGTGTTTGGACAAGCTTTCCATGCAATCTTTGGAGGGTTGAGTTGGATTTCAAAAATAATTCTAGGTTGTGTTATGTTGTGGATAGGTGTGAACTCCCGCAATGGCACATTGAGTGTCACCTTGTTGACTGTTGGCGGCATTCTGTTGTTCATGACACTTGGAGTTAACGCTGAGTACGGTTGCTCATTGGACTTCCAAAGGAAAGAACTGAAGTGCGGCGATGGAGTTTTCGTGTTCAATGATGCCAATGATTGGTTGACCAAGTACAGATATCATCCTGAAGACCCACGAACATTGGCTTCTCTGGTCAAGGCTTCATATAAGGCCGGACGGTGTGGGCTTGGATCAGTTGACAACATGGAACATAAGATGTGGGTGTCCCTGGAAAATGAGTTGAATGCCATCTTTGAGGAAAACCAAGAAAATATCTCAGTGGTAGTGAAGGAGAGTAATGGAATATACCCCAAAGGAAATTATCCATTCACTGGCACTCCAGAAAAGCTGAAATATGGATGGAAAACATGGGGGAAGAAATTGGTATTTGCCCCGGTTTTGAGTAACAACACCTTTGTAATAGATGGAACTCCCGATGATTGTCCTTACAGCAACAGAGTTTGGAATTCATTTGAGATTGATGAGTTCGGAGCAGGTTTGACTCATACCAGGGTGTTTTTGAAACAAAGACTGGAAAGAAAAGAAGAGTGTGACAATGCACTTTTAGGAGCTGCAGCCAAAGGGGACGTGGCAGTCCATGGGGATCCCAACTTCTGGATGGCCTCAAACAAAACTGGAGAAGTGTGGCAGATCAATGAATTAATGTCACTAAACCTCAAGCACTGCACATGGCCCTTGTCTCATACGTTGCATGGCAATGGAGTTCTGGAATCAGACATGTTCGTTCCGAAAAGCATTGGAGGACCGGTTAGTCACCACAACTTCATTAAAGGCTACAAATCTCAGGTAAATGGACCTTGGGCATCAGTGCCTCTAGAAATGCATCGGAGAGAGTGCCCTGACACAGTGGTTCAAATAGATCAGAACTGCAGCGGGAGAGGCAAGTCCACACGGAGCACTACAAAGGAAGGGAAAATAATCCGGGATTGGTGTTGTCGAAACTGCACGCTGCCCCCTGTTAGCTTTGATGGTCCTGATGGATGCTGGTATGCTATGGAGATTAGACCGCAGAAGATGAATGAAAAACATTTGGTCACTTCATGGGTAAGTGCCGGTGACGGGATGGAAAATGGTAACATTGGATTGGTGGCTCTCTTTGTGTGCTTTGACATGTTCTTGAAGAACAAGAACACCCGAAAGATTAGCTTGGTTGGAGCCTTGTGTCTATTGGGCGCAATGATCCTTGGGAATGTTGGATTTGTTGATCTAATAAAATTCATGATTGTGGTTGGTGAACATTTCCGCTCCTTCAACCATGGAGGTGACGTCTCCTACTTGGTCCTGACCGCTGTCTTTGACATCAGGCCAGCCCTGCTCTGCGGCTTTGTGCTGCGCAAGAAATGGAGTCCTAGTGAGAGAGTAGTCATGGCCATTGGAATGATGCTCCTGCAAACGGTGTGTGGGGATTGGACTCAGACATCTTGGTGGGAATGGCTGGATGCTGTTGGATTGGGGCTCTTGATCCTCAATGCAGTAGCTTTACAAAGATGGAAACCGGCCATTTTGGTCTTGCTGACAATGTTGACTCCGCTGAATATGCGAGTAATTCAAGGTGCTGCAGGGGGAGTGTGTGGCGTTATGGTGGCCATGTCTTTGTGGAAAACAGAAGGAAGAAGTCTCCGTAAGAGTTACCTGCCAGTCATTGGCTATGTTGCTTCGGCTTTTGGATGGGGGTATTCATGGATCATGGCAGTGTACATCATGTGGGCAACCCATGTGTCAAGGAGATCTTGGCCTGTAGGAGAGCTGGCAGCAGCAATTGGACTTTTGGGAGCTGCAATGGGAATGGCATCCACAAAGGATGGAGCCATGGTCATGCCAATAGCTGTGCTCGGATTAATCATGGTGATCATAGGAATGACAGGCAAATGCGATGGAATGGAGATTCGCAAAGTTGGGTGTGTCTCGTGGGAAGACTCCGCTGAGATCAGTGGTTCAAGCTCCAGGTATGACGTGGCTCTTAGTGATGGCGGAGAATTCCAGCTGTTAGAGAATTCGCGGCCCCCCTGGAATCACATCATTTTCCTCACCCTGGGAATGCTGGCGTCAGCAGTGCATCCAATAGTACTGGGTGTGGTCATACTTGCCTGGGGGTGGTTTGCAGGCAAAAGCCAGCGCAGTGGAGTTTTGTGGGACGTGCCTGTTGCTCCAAAAGTTGAGGACCATGGACCCCTTGAGGATGGAATTTACACCATTTTCCAGAATGGATTGTTTGGGAGCTCCCAGGCTGGAGTAGGAGTGGCTCAGGGAGGCGTGTTTCACACTATGTGGCACGTTACTCGTGGAGGAATCCTGCTGCACAAAGGTAAAAGACTCACCCCTGGTTGGGCTAGTGTGAAAAGTGACCTCATTTCGTATGGAGGTAAATGGAGACTTGATGGAAGTTGGGATGGAGTCGAGGAAGTTCAGTTGATTGCTGTCCCTCCCAGGAAAAATCCTATCAATGTTCAAACTAAGCCCAGCATTTTCAAATTAAAGAGTGGAGAGGAGATGGGAGCCATAGCTTTGGATTACCCTAGTGGAACTTCAGGATCACCCATTGTCAACAGAGCTGGAGTCGTTGTGGGGTTGTATGGAAATGGAATTGTGCTCAATCAGGGTGGTTATGTGTCAGCTATTAGCCAAGCAGCTGTGGAAGAGGTCAGTAGAGATGAGCTACCCGGAATTGAAGGCTACCTGAGAAAGGGGCAACTCACCGTTCTGGATTTTCACCCAGGGGCAGGAAAGACACGTAACTTCCTGCCCCAAATCTTGAAGGCATGCAGGACCCGCAAGTTGCGAACACTAGTGCTGGCCCCAACCAGAGTGGTTCTGAGCGAAATGAAGGAAGCTCTGAATGATCACGATGTCAAGTACCACACACAAGCTTTCTCATCTGCCAGTTCAGGACGTGAACTGATTGACGCTATGTGCCATGCAACATTGGCATATAGACTATTGGAAAGCACTAGGGTGATAAACTGGGAGGTTGTGATAATGGATGAGGCTCACTACATGGATCCAGCCAGCATTGCTGTGAGGGGTTGGGCTGCCCATAGAGCTAGAGCTCATGAATGTGCAACAATATTCATGTCAGCGACTCCCCCAGGGACTGCAAATGAATTTCCTGAATCAAATGGAGGCATTGAGGACATCCGCAAGGACATCCCCAGTGAGGCTTGGAACAAAGGTCATGAGTGGATCCTAGAGGATAGAAGGCCAACGGTGTGGTTCCTGCCCTCTATAAGGAGCGCAAATAACATTGCTGCATGTTTGAGGAAAGCCAACAGAACGGTTGTTGTGTTAAACAGACAGACCTTTGAAAGTGTGTACCCCACTATCAAGACAAAGAAACCGGACTTCATCCTAGCCACAGACATTGCTGAGATGGGGGCAAATCTTCATGTGGAAAGGGTAATTGACTGCCGAACTGCTTTCAAGCCAGTGCTCAGTGAGGATCAGGAACGGGTAACACTGAAAGGGCCAATGAGAATATCAGCTTCTGCGGCAGCTCAGCGAAGAGGCCGTGTGGGGAGAGATCCATCCAGAGAGTCTGACACATATTACTATGGAGAGGACACCTCAGAGGACAATGACCATTTGGTGTGCTGGACTGAGGCGTCTATGATTCTGGATAACATGGAAATTAAAGGGGGAATGGTGGCTCCGCTGTACAGCGTGGAAGCCACAAAGACCAAAATGACGCCAGGTGAGTGTAGGCTAAGAGATGATCAAAGGAAAACTTTTAGAGCATTAATAAAGAAACATGAGCTGCCTGTGTGGGTCTCATGGAAGGTGGCCAAAGCAGGAATCACTCCAGATGATAGGAAGTGGTGTTTTGATGGAGAGGAGGACAACACCGTGCTTAATGACATGGGGGAGAAGGTCATGGGAAGAAGCCCAGGAGGTGCAAAGAAAGCTTTGTGCCCTAGGTGGTCAGACGCAAGGCTGACTAGTGACAATGCTTCCCTCATGAACTTCCTGGCATTTGCCGAGGGGAGGAGATCATACATGAGGATCGTTGACGCTCTCATCATGGTGCCCCCTATGCTGAAAGAAAAGGTGGTGGATGCAGCGGACACCTTAGCACTACTACTGCGTTCCGAGGAGGGCAGCAGGGCCTACAAACTTGCTCAGGAGAGCGCTCCAGAAGCGATCACAACACTCATCATGGTAACCTTCCTGGTTCTGCTATCAGCAGGACTGGTTCTGATGCTCATGTGGCCAAAAGGGATTAGCAAGATGTCATTGGGCATGCTCACCATGAGCGTTGCGGGATACCTTCTTTTGGAAGGAGGGCTCACCCAAGTGCAGGTTGCAGGAATATTGCTGGTGTTTTTCATCTTGATGGTGGTTCTAATCCCTGATGATGGCTCCCAGAGGTCAATCAACGACAACAAGCTGGCTTACATGATGACAGGAATTATCCTTCTTGTTGGAGCTGTTGCTGCTAATGAGATGGGATGGCTTGAAAAAACGAAACAGGATTTGTTTGGGAAAAGGGAAGAAATGCCGGGATGGAACTGGGATTTGGGACTTGACCTAAGACCTGGAGCAGCCTGGACCACTTATGTGGCTCTGGCGACTGTCCTTGGCCCAGTGATAGACCATTGGATACAAGTGGAATATGGAAGCGCTAGTTTGACTGGCATAGCCAATTCAGCAGGCATTTCCGCATTTCTGGACAAGGGGGTTCCTTTCATGAAGGTCAACATGGCAGTGGTGGTTCTGTTTGTGAGCGCATGGAATAGCTATTCCATGCTGGCCATCATGGAGGGTTGCCTGATGGCAGGCATTCATTTTTGCCTGTTAATCCCTGGGCTGAAGGCAAGAGCAATGAAGAAGGCCCAAAAGAGGATCTATCATGGTCTATCTAAGAATCCAGTAGTTGATGGCACACCCACTGTGGATATTGAAGAAGCTGAAGAAACTCCAGTACTGTATGAGAAGAAAGTGGCTTTGGCACTGCTGGGAGTTGTGGCTGCGCTCAATGGAATTGTGGTCAGAACACCTTTCTCCATGGCTGAATCAATTGTGCTGGGGAGTGCCTTGGTGGGTCCTTTTATTGAGGGTAACACGTCTCCACTTTGGAACGCCCCTATCGCGGTTGCGTTCGCTGGTCTAATGCGGGGACATTATAGCAGCATGATAGGATTGGCCTACAATTTTTGGATATTGCAAAACCCCAAAAGAGGAGGTGGTGAGACCATGACCCTTGGCCAGGTGTGGAAAAAGAGACTGAACATGCTTGACAAGAAGGAGTTTGCAAAATACAAGATTTCAGACATTCATGAGGTGGACCGTAGGCAAGCACGTACCATTCTGGACGCAGGCATCACCAACGTTGGAGTCAGCGTGTCAAGAGGAACATCCAAGCTGAAGTGGCTGACAGACAGAGGGTACTTTAAGCCAGAAGGTAGGGTTGTGGATCTCGGGTGTGGCCGTGGAGGTTGGTCATACTTGGCTGCTGCAGCAAGAGAAACCCTGGAAGTGAAAGCTTACACTCTAGGTGTGTCAGGGCATGAGCGACCAATTCAAATCCAAAGCCTGGGATGGAATGTTATCAAGTTTAAGGACAGAGTTGATGTGCACAGACTTCCAATCGCCCAATGTGACACAGTGATGTGCGACATTGGAGAGTCTTCCAGCTCTTGGGAACAGGAGCGAGAGAGAACCCTGAGGGTAATTGACCTGATGGAGAACTGGGTGGCCAAGAGCAGACCCAAATACTGCTTCAAGGTTTTGGCTCCCTACTCCTCAGAAGTGATTGAGCGTCTGGAACTGTTTCAAAGAAGATTTGGTGGCGGGATAATCAGGGTTCCACTCTCACGCAACTCAACCCATGAGATGTACTACACTAGTGAGGTCACCAATAACATTGTGCACATGGTGAACTGCGTCTCAAGATTGCTGCTCCGGAGAATGACCAACCCCAGTGGAATAGCCATCTTAGAGCCAGATGTGGTTTTTCCAACAGGAACACGCAATGTCAAGGGGGACTTGGGCCCCTTGGACATGGAGAAGATCAAGATGCGTGTATCCAAGTTAAAAAAGGAGAACTTGGACACATGGTGGCATGATGAAAATCATCCATACAGGACCTGGCATTACCTTGGAAGCTACGTTGCTAAACAGAGTGGCAGCGCAGCCACTATGGTCAATGGAATAGTCAAGCTACTGAGCATGCCATGGGATAGGATTGAGGATGTTACTGCCTTGGCCATGACAGACACAACACCATATGGACAGCAACGTGTGTTTAAGGAAAAGGTTGACACTAGGGCTCCACCCCCTCCTCCAGGGACTAGGAAAATCATGAGCATTACCAACACATGGCTCTTTGATTTCCTTGGCCGAAGCAAACAACCTAGACTGTGCACCAAAGCAGAGTTTATAGCAAAAGTCAGATCACACGCTGCCATAGGCAACATGTTGGAGGAGCAGGAAGGCTGGAAAAATGCAGCTGAGGCAGTGAATGATCCAAGATTTTGGGAATTGGTTAGTGAAGAGAGGGAGCTACACTTACAAGGAAAATGCTCCACATGCATCTACAACATGATGGGAAAAAGAGAGAAGAAACCCGCTGAATTCGGACGTGCCAAGGGAAGCAGAGCCATATGGTACATGTGGCTCGGAGCTAGGTTCCTTGAATTTGAGGCCCTGGGTTTCCTCAATGAAGATCATTGGTTCTCCAGAGACAACTCCAAGGGTGGTGTTGAGGGGATGGGCTTGCAGTACCTAGGCTATGTTGTGGAAGATGTGTGGAAGAAGGGGAATGGAATCATGTATGCGGATGACACAGCTGGATGGGACACTAGGATAACAGAGGCTGATTTGGAGGATGAACAATACCTGCTTGAAAAGATGAGTGGCACTCACAAGAAACTGGCTTGGGCTATTACAGAGTTGACCTACAAGAACAAGGTCGTCAAGGTCCCTAGACCTGGACCTGGAGGAAAGATTCTGATGGATGTGATTGCCAGGAGGGACCAAAGAGGTTCTGGGCAGGTTGTCACCTATCCCCTCAACACTGGAACAAATCTCAAGACACAGTTAATAAGGATGGCTGAAGGCGAGGGCATAATCACCCCAGAGGACACACTCCAACTCAGTCACAAGAATGAGAAAAATTTGAGGGAATGGTTGTGCACCCATGGTGCTGAAAGACTTGGTAGAATGGCTGTTAGTGGTGATGATTGCATTGTTGCGCCAATTGATGAGAGGTTTGGCAACGCCCTAAGTCATCTCAATGCCATGTCAAAGATTAGAAAGGACATTGATGATTGGGAGCCCAGCAAGCCTTGGATGAAATGGGAGGAGGTGCCATTCTGCTCCCACCATTTCCACCATTTGCTACTGAAGGATGGCAGAAGAATTATTGTTCCATGCCGAAACCAAGATGAGCTGATTGGAAGGGCCCGAGTGTCACCAGGAAATGGATGGATGATCAAAGAAACTGCATGCCACAGCAAGTCCTATGGTCAGATGTGGCTCCTCATGTATTTCCATAGGAGGGATCTGAGATTGATGGCTAACGCAATATCATCATGCGTTCCTATCAATTGGGTGCCAACTGGAAGAACTACATGGTCACTTCACGCTGGAGGAGAGTGGATGACCTCCGAGGACATGCTGGAAGTGTGGAACAGAGTTTGGATTTTGGACAATCCTCATATGAGTGACAAGTCAGTAATCCTAGAGTGGAGAGATGTTCCATATCTGGCAAAGAGTGATGATATCAGGTGTGGATCATTGATAGGGACATCACAGAGAGCCTGCTGGGCAGCTAACATCCGTTCTGTGGTTGAGAAAATCAGGCATTTGGTGGGAGATGAGAAGTACAAAGACTACCTGCACTCCATGGACAGATATGCCCTGGAACACTCCGAAATTGGCTGCTTGATATAA